GTTTGGATCCATCACGTCGTCAGCATCCGAGGTGTGGTTGGTACCAGACTCGTTCTGTGTTGCTCTTGCATCGATTGCAAGGTATCCCTCAAGCATTCCCTTGAGTTCATCTGCCGACTTGCACTGCTTGGTAAAAATGTCCAACAGGTTTGGAATGGATCCTACCAGCTTGCGCACCTCTTCATCCGTCTTTGCAAGGCGTGTGCTCTTTGTACGAGCCAATACCTTGACATCGTTCACCGGATAGACAATCTTCGTGTCAGGATTGGTAAACGTCTTACCAGATGGGCTCACGGTTACCTGGAAATCAAAGCCCTTCTCAGGGCTTGTCACATCCTCGTCACGATAGTCTTCCGATACCAGAACACCATAGATGTCCTTGCAAACAGTTGGAGAAAGTTCCCATACCTGAACTCCCTTATCCGCTTCTTCACGAACAAACACAGGAGCAAAGTACCTTGGCTTTGGAAGCAAAGGCTTGATCACCTTCCAAGCTTCTTTGTTCTTTCTGTCCTTGCGCAGTTCCATCACCAGTTCAGCAATCGGATCTTCCAACCCGAACTGTGCTGGAGCTACCAACCTGAAAGGTGACAACGATTTGTTATCGTAGTAACTCACTTCTTGAAATGGTTGCTCGTTCTGATCTTGATATGGAAGAAACCGAACGTTGAAAGTTCTTGCCTTGCCGTCATCAGAGAGTGTTGGCTTCCACTGTGGAAATGGAGGCCCCTTCTTTCCCTGGTTTGCCTTCTTCTCTCCGTTCATCACAGCGTAGGTGTCTGCAAGCTTATTGATGTTATATGCCATTGTGGGTTTTCCTTTGGGTTTTCTTCTTGGGTTTGAAAATGGGTTCAAACTATTGGGCCAGCCGAATTGCTGTCTTCATAAGTATGAACCGGAACATGGTTTCTGTATCGATCTCCGGGCGAATTCTTTTCCCTGATTCTATAGTGATTTCGGGTACTTAGACTACTGTTCTTCAGAGGATGGAAGTCCTTCCAGAACCTCTGAGGCAAGCCATCCGAACTGCTTGCTGCAACACTATAGCAAGGATTGGTTCGTTCTGAACCATTGGGTTCTCTTCGGTGGTTCTTGACCTGTCTTTGATGGTTGAAATAGCATAGTGCTCATCTGCTGTTAGTTTGACTCCAAAAGTTTGGAGAAGGTACAAAGAACGAAGAGACACGGGCATGTTCACAAGATCAAGATTGATCTCGTACATGATCCCTTGCTTGTTGTGCCAGTCTGAACTCTTGGGAAGATAATATGGTCTTTCTACTGTACCACACTTTCCAATGTCATGGAACAAACCTGTGATCACAAGACTTTCGGTGTTCAAGTTCGCTTCATAAGCGCGATTCAAAACACTCATGGTCTTGAGAACCTTGAGAGAATGGTCAACCAGACCACCGGGAAAAGCACCGTGATAATCTGTTCGAGTTGAAGCTGGGGCCAAGATCAAGGTTTCTTCGATCTTGTCAACCAATCCCAGAAGTCCTGTCTTTCGAGGTTGATCAGTAATCTTCTCAGTGATCAGACGTTTGAACGTCTCTATGTTACCAATAGCCTTTTGAAGTTCAGGTGTGATGTTCGCCATGAACACAGTCTACCCAACCTGGGTTTAGGGATAAACCAACCTGAATATCATCCAAATCTGGATGCTTTGATGGCGAACTCACAGCCAGGAAACAAAGGAATATCCTTGGAACAGGCATTCTTGAGAGTGTTCAGTTGATCAAGGGTTGAGTTGTGAACATCAAGAACCAGAGCATCATGGAGAATGAACAAAGGAACAATCGATTGATTTCCTCGGATGACTCTGAGAAAGTTCCTGAAGCCATAGAGAGCAACATCAACCGCGGTGCTCTGAGTGAAGTAGTTCAAGAGCATATATGGTTTTGCATCTCTGGTATCCAAGTAGCGACCATAGAAACTCAGGATGAACTCCCGGTTGTTTGACTCATATTCCTGAACCAGTCGTTCACGGAGTTGGTCAAGACCAAAGAACTCGTTCACAGCACCAATGAATCCATCAGGATCACGAACACCTTCAAGACCTGAGACAATCTTGTCATAACCAGCCCCATAGAGCTGACTCAGGATCACATCCTTCACCTTGTCACGATGAATATCTGTAATGCCAAGGTTATGAAGAACGTCTTGGTAGATATCTTCTCCCAGAGCTCCCAAACCCAAAAGTGGAGGATTACCAGAGAGGGAGGGAGAGAGATGGTTGATAAACAGAACTACTCTTGGTTCCAAGGCTCTAAAATCAAGTTGCATGATCTTTCCTTCCGAACCCCACCTTGACCCCAGGATGTTTCTCTGTTCTTTTGGAAGATGTAAGATGTTCGGACCTTCCAAGACTTTCAATCTTCCTGTCTTTGTATCAGATTTTGAGTAAATAACCGGATCCGTGAATCCATCAGGTCCAGGTTTGAATGACATGAATACATGTGGAGTCACCAGATTGTTGTTTCCATGATGCACCATCCATGCTCTTGGATCGATCTTTGCAGGTTCCAACCAACCAAGCATTGGCTTGGTTTTCTTGTAATGGTTCAGGTAGTAGTCCAGGTTGATTCCAGCAAACCGATCCCAGAGTTGATCAGCAAGGGTCTCTACCGAACGTTTAAACGCCTTCGGAGGCATCGCCATGCCCCAGGGCACATCTTGATCTTTCTCGTCTTTTAGAACGGCTTCTAGAGCCTTCCTGTGTGGTTCAGATGGGAACGTTGGTAGGGTCTTTCCATGAACCTTGGCAATCTCTTCAAGTTCAGGATCACCATAGATCAGGATCTCGGTGTCAGGAATCTCTTGAACTCTGCGAATCTTTCGATCTTCTGAGAGAAGGAGGTGTTGTTGGAACCCAAGAACGTCCCTGTGGATGTAGATGTTCATGGTCTCAGACTATATCACCCGGTTTTCGAGGATTTTAGCGTGTGATTGTTGACTCAGAACCTTGTGGAATTCCACCCGGAGTGCTGTTTGCGTTGTTCTGGATGTCGTTGAGCACGGTTTGTGCATTTCTGATTGTTTCGATCAAAGAACGATACTTGCCCCATCCATCATAAGGCGAAAACTTAATATCGGTTGAAAAAGATCCTTGTTCAAACTTATGAGACAAGCCTGTAACATAGTAATAATTGTCGATTGTGGTTCCGGTATTGAAGTCAACAAAGAATTTTGTTCCAAATTCCAACAAAGGGCAACCAAGAGAAGCGACAGACAGATCACAAGGAATAACCTGAAGAGGCAGACCTCCTGGGCTCTCGCCATTTGGTTGAAGAGGGTCTGTGTGGAATGAACGCAAGAGGTTAACGGTTGAAAGTTGCGGATTCTGTTGGGTAGAAAGGGATGCTTCTTTAATGGTTGTTCCTTGGGCTCCAATAATGATGTATGGACTTGTCTTCATCATAAACTCACGAAGTCTTGCTGGCCCTCCATTGATTCGATACATCCTTGAACCAGTTGGTGGTATCTCGGTGATCAATCCAAAGTTAGAAGCAGCTTGAATCATGGAAGTGGCAACCTCTGCATGAGATTCCCGAACTCCAGAATTACCACCCGAACTTGCTTGAGGAAGTGAGATGGTTCTAAGTTCCTCTTCTCTGTTTGCTTCCAACAAAGCCGTTTGAGTGTCATAAGAGGTAGTATTCCTGTCAAATATATGAACCCTGAGAATGGACAGTGCTGTTGCACCTTCTTTTGTGCGTCCTTCTGGTATGGCATCGGAAGCTCTTGGAAGACATTCGATATAGTAATCCAACTGCGGGAGGCGGAAAGAGCCATCAGGTGTCCCATCAGGTCTTCTGAGCAGTGTTTCAAGTCTTGTTTGAAGAGCCAAGGAATCTTCTGCTGCTGACTCGGCTGCCCCCGACCCAGTGCTGTTTTGTGCTGTTCGCCAGAAATGTCTATGAGACCCAGAACGATCTCTTAAGCCATATGATGGAGCCGCAGGATCTTCAACAATAGTTCTAGAAACAAAATTCAAAAAGTCTTGAAGTGACATGTCTGCCGCTCTGGCAACATTCTCCATTCTATAGCGTGTGTATTCACGTAAAAAATACCTCGTGTCAACCTGAAAGTTAGCAATGTTCAATGTTCTTGCGAATCCAGCGTATGAGTTGAGTGGATAGAAGATCAACTGAATGTCAACAAATTTTCTGGTTGCAGCTAATGGTTCTCCAACAAAAGAAAGAAGAAGTTCGCCAAGAGGAATAGAAGTGGCAACATGCAGTTGTTCTAGTTCCCTCTCAACCTCTGCCATGTCTCTTCGTGTTTCTTGATCAGAATAGGTGATGTATCTTCTGCCCGCCGCTCCACCTTCAGGATAGTTTGGAGTAGGAGCAGCAGTAAATGGACTAAGACGGCTTCTTGAGAGTCTTTGAAGTTTCTTTGCAATATTACCTTGGATCGTAGATCTCAGGTTCCTGATCTGCCCTTGTTGCCCATTGGCTCCATATAGATTGTTCAAAGCTGTCAAAAGACTCTGTGCATTTGGGCTGTTCTGGTTTCTACGAAGTTGAGCAGCAAACGTGTTTAGTTCCCTACGAAGCTCAGGAGTCAGAAGCAACTGACCATTCGCATCTCCTGCAACATCAAGAATCTGAACGCCTCGAACTTCACGAGTTCCAGGTGCATTGTTTTGGAACAGTCTTCTTCTGAGTTCACCAACCTGAGTTGACAGGTCTCTGACTTGCCGAATGATATCCCCAGTTCCAGACTCAGCAGAAGAAATGGTCTCCGTTCTGAAATCACTTGCGCCTCGCATTGCCAATGACAGAGTGATGTTTGCTTGACCAGCATTGTCAAAGTGCATTGACACATTGACGATTCCATATTTCTCTTTACATCTCATGCCGTTTAAGAGATTAGCATAGTGGTTCTTGGCAGACGGAGGATCTGGATGACTCCAACCATATTCAATCAAAATCTCTGTGTTGCTATAAAGATCAGGACGAATGAAATCGGCAATCTCAGCAATCCTAGACCTATCATGCAACACAAAGTCCATTTTTGCCGTTTTATAGTACATGAACCCAGTT